GGAGGATTCCACCAATGCCTGATGAAGTCACTACCCCCATCGCGGCCCCCGAAAGCGTAGCGGTTGCTGCGCCCGTGGAAGCCGCACCCCCTGCGCCCCCTCCCGGTGAAGTGCGGACTGCTGAGGCAGACGCGAAGCCCGCAGGTGTGCCGGAGAAGTATGAACTGCAAGCCCCCGAGGGCATGACGTTCCATCCTGAAAGCGTGGCGAAGTTTGAGGCCCTGGCAAGGGAACTCGGCTACGACAACGACCAGGCGCAGAACATCGTCGATGTCATCAACGGGGAAGTGCAGGCCACGCAGACGCGCCAAATGGACGCGTGGAAGCAGCAACAGGAAACCTGGGTCAAAGACCTGAAGGCGGACAAGGAACTCGGTGGGGCGAATTTTGATCGCACCGTGAGCCGTGCCCAGACCTTCGCAAAGGTGCTCGATCCATCCGGCGAGTTTGGCAAGCTGATCGACGCTCTCGGCGTGGGGAACCATCCCGCGCTAGTTCGTGGGTTCGAGAAGCTCGGCGCGCTGATGGAAGACGATGGCCCGATCGAAACCGGTGGTTCCTCTACATCTGAGGGGAACTACTTCTTCCCGAAAGTGAAACGCAACTAAACCGCAACGCTCCTTTGCCGCATAACTAGCGGCCCCCCGGAGGCTTACTATGACTGCACTCAGTGCAATCAATCCTACCCTGCTCGACTACACCCGTGAACTCGGTCCTGACGGAAAGATCATCACCGACATTGCGGAAGTCCTCAATCTGACCAATCCGATCCTGGATGACATGGTCATCACTCAGGGCAACCTGGAGACCGGTAACAAGGCTCTGGTCCGAACCGGCATCCCCGCCCCCACGTGGCGCAAGCTCTACGGCGGCGTCCAGCCCACCAAGGCGACCTGCATTCCCGTGGTTGATACCTGTGGCATGCTGGAAGCCTACGCCGAAGTGGATAAGGCCCTGGCTGATCTCGGCGGGGACCGTGCCGCTTTCCGGCGCAACCAGGAAGTTGCCCACATCGAGGGTATGAGCCAGGAAATGGCTTCGACCCTTATGTATGGCAACGAGACCACGGAGCCGGAAGCCTTCACTGGCCTGTCTCCCCGCTACCTGCTGTCCACCGGTGCCGAGAACTCCTGCAACGTCCTGAAGAGCGACGATGCGGCTTCCACGAACTCCGATATCTGGCTTGTCGGCTGGGGCCGGAACACCATCCACGGCATCTACCCCAAGGGTTCCAAGGCTGGCCTGTCCTACGAGGATCTCGGCGAACAGACCCTTGGAGACGCTACCAACGGCTACTACCAAGGACTCCGCTCCCACCTCCGCTGGGATCTCGGCCTTTCGGTTGAGGACTGGCGCTATGCGGTCCGTATCCACTGGGGCACCACGCTTGCGGCTACCTTCCTCAGCGCTGGCACCGGCACCCCTCTGTCCGATCTGATGTTGCAGGCCACGGAGCTGATCCCCAGCCTGTCGAGCTGCCGCCCCGTGTTCTACATGTCCCGCGCTGGCCTGACCATGCTGCGGCGTCAGATCAAGAAGGAAACCGCCTACAACCTGACCAGCGAAACCGTTGCCGGGAAGCACGTCACGATGTTCGACGGCATCCCCGTCCACCGCACTGACGCGATTCTCAACAACCTCGGCGCCCTGACGGCCTAGGCCAATTCCCCCAGGCAGACCGTGTGCTGTCTGGGGTTCACCCTCGTCATTCCTCTTTGGAGATATAACCATGTTGCTTGATGCTCGAAGCGAATTCTGCGATGCGACCGCCGTCAATACTGGCGCGGCTGCCCATTACCTCATCGGGAGCCAGATCGATACCGGCACTCCCACTTCCAAGGATCTCGGTGTTGGGAACGACATGTGGCTGGTGGTTCAGGTCGATACCGCCTGCGCCTCCACCGGCTCCGGCACGATGTCCTTCTCTCTGGCCTCGGATTCCAGCGCTGCGGTCCACACGACCACCAGCACCGTCCACCTGACCTCCCCTGTGTTCGCGGCTGCGACTCTCGTTGCTGGCTACGAATACGCCTGCAAGCTCCCGGCTGGCACCTACGAGCGGTATCTGGGGATCCTCCAGACCACTGCCGTTGCGGCCTTCGAGTCCGGCAAGGTGAATGCCTTCCTGGTCAAGGACTACAAGAAGAACACGAACTATCCCGATGGGCTCTAGTTCGTAACGAATACCGGGGCTGCCTTCGGGTGGCTCCGGTTCTCTTTGGAGATTCGATATGAAGGAAGTCATTGCATTGACCATGGGCGTCTGGAAGGAATCCAGGGTCCGGGCAGGCAAGCGGTTCTTCGTTGAGGACAACGAGGCCGCTGACTGGTTCAAGGAATACGCCCCTGGTGACGACCTGGCCGCTCCTGCTCGTCAGGAGCCCATGACGCTCCTCGAACACACCATGCAGCCCGTCCACCGAATCAGCGGCACCCAGCCCAAGAAGAGCCGTCCCTCTGACAACAACGTGATCTAGGAGACGCCATGACAGCATCTACCCTTACCGGCGCGTCCAAGGTTCTGGATGCTGCCACTACCACCGGCAATTCCGGGGCGCTCCACCTACACAAAGACTGGGTGACCATCCAGACTTGGCTAAGCAACACCACGACCCCGGCGGCAACCGTGATCCTCGAAGGCACGAACGAGGACACCCCCGCGAACTACACGCCCATCTATACCTTCAGCCTTTCGGGGGCTGCGGCGGTGCTCGGTCGCACGGTGTTCGCGAACTACTACTGGCTGCGGGTCAGGATCAGCGCCATCTCTGGGACGAATGCCACATGCTCGGCTATTCTCCGACCCACTGAGTTCTAGCCATGGCGTCCACGGCGGAACTCCATCCAGCGGGGATGCTCTTCTTCAGCGGGGCATCTGACCAATTCCGGCCAGCGTCTACCACGACGGCGCTGGGGCGCTACATCATCGGCATTGGTGATGGTTCCGAGACGACATTCGAGGATGCCACGATCAGTGCCATTTCGGCGGTCTACCGCACGGACTGGCAGGGGGTGCAGGCGCTGTATGCGACGGCGCGGACGAATCTCGGGACCCAATCTGAATCCGTAGGTTCGTGGGCTAATCACTCAGGCGCCACTACTAATTCAGATGTATTAGCATCTCCTTATGATATCTGGGTAGGTAGTGGGACGAATGCCGATAAACTCATTGAAACGGCAACGACAGGCCCCCACCAGGCATATACAGATTATGGTTCCAGCCTCGATATTGGGCTCCCGTTTACATTTTCTATGCACGCGAAGGCTGGGGGGAGAAGCATTATCGCCTTAGTTTTTAGTGGCGGCGGCGGAGCGTGGAGTGCTTCAAAGACGGTTTACTTTAATTTAGTGGCAGGAACGTATTCAGTTAAAACAGCAAACACGACCGCGACAATGATTGATCTTGGAAACGGTTGGTATCGTTGTGCTATTCATGCGACAACGGATGCAGTAGGAACTGTTCGCCCGATAGTTTATATGGCAGAATCGGATGGTGTTACTTCCTACGCTGGAGATATTGCCAAGGGCGTATACTTTTGGGGGAAAGACCTAAAACAGTCACTCACGCTAAGTCCCTATATCGGCCCCACCACCACCACCCCCGTCACCGTCACCGACTACGCTCTAACCGGCAGCGAAGTGGAAATGGCAGTTGCTCCGCTCGCGGATGCGATCGTATCTGTGGACGGAACGGCTACGGCCACGGGAACGGCTACCGCTTCCGATTCGGCAAGCCTCAACGGCGATCAGGCCGACACGGTGACGGGATTCCCAGTTGCCATGGGTGACGGGGTGAATAGCGTTTTCACCATCCACCCGGCCATCACCACAATCACCAAGATTTACAAGGCGGGCGTGGAGCTGACCGAAACCACGGATTACACCCTGGCGGGCAACGTCCTGACGATGGTGGCGGTCCCGGCGCTTTACGCGGAGATCTCCCTTGATGGCGTGGCCACGGGCCTGCCTTTGTTCTGGCCGATGGACTAGGGGGCAGCATGGCCGCGTCGAAGAAGCACCAGGAAGACACCCCTCCGAAGCCTAGGGCCTTGCACCCCAAGGAACCAACTCCCGAAGAAGAGAAGCCCCAAGCGGAGAAGCCATGAGTTCACCGGTTGACATCTGCAACATGGCGCTGTCGGAGCTGGGAATCACCCGGTTCATCAGCAACATTGACCCCTCGGACGGAAGCCTGGAGGCGGATGTCTGCGCGATCCATTACCCTGCGGCGCGGGATCACTTCCTCCGGGAGTTCCCGTTCAGGTGGTCA